GTAACTTTATGTTTACAGGTACAAGTAGACCACGTACAGACATGGCAGGTAAGGAAGGCAACCACTCAAGACATCATGGTGGAGACAGAACTAAACGAGTACCTCGTTCTGCAAAGCACAGGTATATTACATTCACAGGTAACAAAAAGGAAAAGAAATGCATGAAGAACATACTGAACTATCCGATACAGGACTACCCAAAATGAAAGCATACCATAACGAAGGGTTCTTTAAGGCAACATTAGTGGTAATCTTTTTACTTGTACCACTACCATACATCATAGGCTACCTAGCTTGGGGTATGCCTTGGGTAGAGACCTACAAAGAAATGTTTCACCCTGACAGATGCAGGTATGAGGACAACAAGCACAACGTCATAGATACATGTGAGGACTAGCCATGTTTACAACAGCACTCGTATGTCTAGCTATGAACATCTATTGGGAAGCTAGGTCACAGTCTACAGCAGGTCAGATTGCTGTGGCACAGGTCGTAATCAATAGGGTAAATGATAGCAGATACCCTGAGAACGTCTGTAGTGTCGTTACACAGGGAGTAGTACATTCGGGTACTGACCTACCTGTAAGACACAAGTGCCAGTTCTCATGGTACTGTGATGGCAAGAAGGACTATCCTAAAGATCATGGTGCATGGGCTAACTCAATGATGGTAGCTATCAGTGTGCTTGACGGTAAGACCGTTGACATGCTTGACGGTGCTACACATTACCATGCGGTGAATGTCTACCCTGATTGGGCTGTGACAAAGACACGCACTGCAAGAATAGATGACCACATATTTTATAGATGGGAGAAATAAGATGTTAACTGAAGAAGAAAAGAAAGTTAAAAAGGCTGAGTATAACCGTACTTATTACCTGAATAATAAAGCTAAAAGGGATAAGTACAGACGTACTTATTACCTAAATAATAAAGAAAAAGAACTTTCAAGGCAACAAAAATGGAGAGAAAATAATAGAGAAAAAATTATCGAAGTTTCTAAAATTTATTACATAAATAATAAAGAAAAAATAAAAAATAAAGCTAGAATTTGGTACGAAAAAAATAGTGAGAGAAAAATAGAGAATATGAAAAGGTATAATTATAATAAGTATCATTCTGACCCTAATTTTAAATTAGCAAATAATTTACGCACTAGATTTGGCAAAGAATTAAGAAAACATTTAGCTACAAAAAAAGAAAGTTCTCTCGTCCTTGTTGGTTGTAGTATAAAAAAATTAAAGAAGTACTTAGAAAGTAAGTTTGAAGAAGGTATGACATGGGATAACTGGTCTGTTGATGGTTGGCACGTAGACCATATAGTTCCTTGCAGTTCCTTTGACTTAACAAAAGAAAAAGAACAGAAGAAATGTTTTCACTACACAAACCTACAACCCCTGTGGGCTGTAGACAATAGAGAGAAATATAATAAATTAGATTGGGCAAAAGAATGTGCTTGACCCCACGTGCATTATATAGTATAACTAAGTATCAGTTGAAACATAACAGAAAAGGAAACAACATATGCCATTAGATTTCACAAACCAATTAGATATCCCAGAGGATATTAACTTTAACGTATCAGTAGAACCTACTGAAGTTCCTCACAAAAAGCTAGTGAGGAATGCAGACACAGGAGTAGCCATAGATTATGTGGGTACTGGCAGACCAGTCACACCATATGGTGAATTTTTCAATGGAGTGTGGTCTACGATGACCGACATACTAGAACCACAAGAGTTGGAAGGTGCTAAGTTTAACTGGCGAACAGGGCGTAAGGGTGGCTTTGCCTGTATGGATGTGACCCTGCCACATAGGATTGAGTACATCACGACACCCACTATGGAGACAGTGATTAATCCTAGATGGATTGCCTTTACATCTGTCGATAGCTTAACATCTGCCAACTGTTTCTTGGGTACGATAGATCAGTTCTGTTTCAATGGACAGATAAATGGTGAGCATGACAAGGTGCAGAGTAGACACTCGTCTAACTATACCAACGCAGGGTTTGTCTACAAACTACAGAAAGCAGAGCGAGACTTCTTTCAACAAACCTCTAGGTTGCAGGACATGGCTGACACAGATACTAAGTATGTTGATGTCAAGGCATTGCTTGAGAAGATTATGTCTGAGACCAAGGCTAAGAAGATGTACACCCTGTACTCACAGGAGACAAGTGTGCGTGGTCACAATGCCTTTGCTCTGTACTCTGCCTTCACCAACTACTCTAGCTATGGCGATGAACGCAATGGATTTACAGTCAAGGACACCAAAGGTGATACCAAGAATGTGACCATGCTTAACAGGGAACTTGAAGTCAACAAGTGGATAGCTACACCACAGTTCAAAGAACTGGTAGCTGCCTAATGTCTACAGCATATAATATTAAAGACATACCAGATTTAAAAATCTCTTTAGAGAAAGAGGAAAAACTGGCTAAAAAATGTGACTTAGATAACGATCACAAACTACAGTACAGCAACCCATATCGTAGAAACTGCAGGAGACTAAAGAAGTTAATAAAATTAATAGAGTTAACAGATAAGGTAGAAGATTATAACAGTGGTTTAGTTCTTGTTAATGATAAATTTGTTGTAGCTTTGTTAGATAACAACTGGAGAAATGTTTATAATAACAAATGGTATAAACACAAGCATGATATAGAACACTTTATTAACAACTATGTATACAAGGAAAGGAGTGAAACTAATGAAGTTGCCTAGATACACACAGTCTAGGGCTAATGCTAGTGGTGTGGTTGAGTACAGGTTTAACCCACCACAAACCTTGGTTGATGCAGGTGTCGTTAAGCGTGAGCTATACGGCTCTGACATAGCACAGGTTAGGATATTAGCCAGAGCTAACAACATGAAGATAGATGTGTGGCGAGAGGAGCAAGCTAAGATTGTACGTATCAATGGTAGTAGTACAGTTAAACAACTGATTGATTACTACTATCAGTCTAACGATTTTAAAATGTTAAGAGATACTTCTAAAGAAGACTATAAATATTTCTTAACTGTTGCAAATATGTCACTAGGTAATAAGAAGTATGCCCTTATCTCACCCAAGTTTGCCAAGCAAACCTACGAAGAATGGGTGGAACGTGGTATTAGCTTTGCTAATCATGTCTGTACCTGTATGTCTAAGGTATACAACTATGGTATGGACATGGAACAGGTAGCACAGAATCCTTGGGCTAATATCAAACGCAAGAAGCCAGAGCAACGTAAAGTTATCTGGACAAAAGATAATGTTGTGTCCTTCCTTGATGTAGCGTATAGTACGTTTGACTACAGGAGTGTGGGTCTGATTATACAGATGGCATATGAATGGTGTCAGAGGATAGGAGACATGAGAACTTTAGTGTGGGATAACATAGACTTAGACAATGCAAAGTTATATCTAAAACAATCTAAGCGTAGGGCTGAAGTATTCCTACCAATTAGTTTAGAGTTAAACCAAATGTTGAAAGAGCAATACGACACATGGAAGTTTCAACAGTATGTAGCACCGATACCTAAACCTATAGGTGGTGAGTATCTACCATACAGTATGATGCAACTGTCTAAGGTTGGGCGATCAGTGATGAACAAGGCAGACTTGCCTGACACATTACGCCTTATGGATTTACGTAGGACAGGTGTAGTAGAAATGATTGATGCAGGTGTGCCATTGCCACAGGTTATGTCTGTGACAGGACACGCTAACCCTGCGTCAGTTAAACCCTACATGAAGAATACATTTACAAGTGCTAACAACGCACTACAAACTAGGAGTAAACTATATGAATAATATATATAATATAGTAAGTGATCTTAATATAAGTGATGGGGAGACTAAAAGATTAGACTGTCCATCATGTAGAGGTATCAAAACATTCACAGCTACAAATAACATGGGTAGTCTGGTATGGAATTGTTACAAGGCAGGGTGTGATTTATCTGGTAGTACCAGAGTTAGAATGACAGTCGATGACATTCGCAATTCACTTGCACCCCACGTACAACGTCAGCAAAAGGAAGACTTTGTACTGCCAGAGTTTATCGTGTCTCATTCCAATGAGGTCAAGCCATTCAGAGATCAGTATGGTCTTGACGAGGATGAAGTTGAGCTAATGTACGATGTGAGAGATCACAGAGTAGTGTTTCCTATTTGTCACAATGGCAAAATAGTTGACGCTACAGGTCGTGCATTAGGAAAAAAACTCCCTAAATGGAAGAGATACGGTAAAAGCGACTTGCCATACACATATGGTTATGGTAAGGTAGCTGTAGTTGTTGAGGACTGTGTGAGTGCTGCTGTTGTAGGTAGTGATGTATATGTCGGGGTGGCTGTGTTGGGTACATCACTCTCCGAATCACACAAGAGGTACTTGTCACAGTTCTCAACGGCAATCATAGCACTAGACCCTGACGCTGTACCCAAAGCTATGCAGTTTGTTAAAGAGTTACGTAGTTATGTAGACAGTGTAAGAGTTATGCAATTACAAGACGATTTAAAATACAGAGACCCGACTGACTTAGAAAATTTAGACCAACATAGGAGATTGAATTATGGAATTAGCACTCGTTAGAAGCCTAATGGATAAAGAGTTTTACGATGACCATCGTGGAGCTAGATGTCCAGATAAATTATTTACTAAAGATGTTCGTAAGATAAAGCAATCTATTGATTCAGCTATGCAACGGTATGAACGCACCGTTACACCTGACGAGATAGAAGCCTTGTTTATATCGAACAATCCTACCATGACTACAGCACAGAGAAATGCTTTCTTAGTACTGTTCCGACAGATAAAGAATGAGCAACCTATGGGTAGTGACATAGCACAGGAAGTGTTATCGAAACTATTCCAACAGGTAATCGGTGAGGACGTAGCCAACATAGGATTTGATTATGTCAACGGTACAAAGACTAGCCTTGAACCATTACGTAATCTACTTGAGCAGTATGGTGATGACTTTACACCCAAGCTAACAATACAATGGGAAGACATTGATATAGCTACACTGCTTGAGCAGAATGATCTTGAGACTCGTTGGCACTTCAACATACCTAGTCTTACTCGTAAGATAGAGGGTGTGAATGAAGGTCAACTGATTGAGGTGGGTGCTAGACCCAACACAGGTAAGACTTCTTTCCATGCAAGTTTAATTGCAGGACCAGATGGTTTTGCATCACAAGGAGCTAAGTGTGTTATCCTGTGTAACGAAGAGAAAGCTAGTCGTGTTGGTGCAAGATACCTGACTGCTGCTAGTGGCATGACCATGCAAGAGATTAAGGCTAACCCTATGAAAGCTCACACTCTGTACAATCCTATTAAGGAAAACATTAAACTGTTTGACTCGACAGGTAGAGACATGGCGTGGGTTGAGAGCGTATGTAAATCATACAAGCCTGACATACTCATACTTGATATGGGTGACAAGTTTGCTATGCAAGGTGGCTTTGCCCGACAGGACGAAGCACTGAAGGCTAATGCAATCTACGCTAGAAGTATTGCCAAGCAACAAGGTTGTGCCTTATTCTATATGTCTCAGCTATCTGCTGATGCAGAGGGCAAAGTGCTACTCAACCAGAGCATGATGGAAGGTAGCCGTACAGGTAAAGCTGCTGAAGCAGACCTGATGATCTTGATTGCTAAGAACCCTGTTGTCGATGGGCAAGAGGAAGAAGACACACAAAGACATTTAAATTTAGTTAAGAACAAACTCACAGGATGGCATGGTGTCGTTCACTGTGAACTTAACTACAGAACAGCGAGGTATGAAGCATGAATACAATACAACCAATATCAGGTACGTACTATAGGAGATTCCAACCAAACTCTTACAAAGAGAATGACGGTATGGCAAAGAATATAGTAACTAAGTATCTCAAAGGTAACGGTCACATTAACTTTGATGACAAAGAAAATTACTCTTTTGATATAAAGAGTGAGAAGAATGGTCACACATATTATTCGGAAGTGGAAATGAAAAATCAATGGAGAGGTGATTGGAATACATCATGGAAGGAAATACGTATACCATACCGTAAATTTAAGTTGATTAATAAGTTTGCTGAATTAAATAATAAAGATGCTTATTTAAACTTCTACATTATACGTAGTGACTGTGAGTATGCATGGAGAATTAAAGATCATCAACTTACTGATGATAGTATTAAAGAGATATGGTTAGGTAATGCCAGAAGGAAAGAACACTTCTTTCACATACCATACCTAGAAGCAGAACTCGTACACTTGAAAGGAACAAAATGAAACTAACTCTTGATGTAGAAAACACCGTCACACATCGTGGCGGTAAGCTACACCTAGACCCATTTGAACCAGACAATAGTCTGACTATGATAGGTATGTTGTGTGAGTCTGGTAAAGAAACTATTGTTACCTTTGACCATGCAGACAGAGAACCTACACCGTCAGGCAAGGAGACAGTGCAGAGAATGTTGGACGCCACAACACTTCTTATTATGCACAATGCACCACACGATTTGATGTGGCTGTGGGAATCTGGTTTTACTTACAATGGCAAGGTGTTTGATACTATGCTCAATACCTACGTCTTACAACGTGGGTTAAAAGAACCACTATCTCTTGAAGCCTGTGCCGAAAGGTTTGAACTTGCTACCAAGAAACAGGACACTCTAAAAGAGTACTTCAAAAAAGGATACTCAACTAGAGATATACCTGCTGATGAACTGTCGGAGTATTTGTCTGCTGATCTACACGCTACACAGCAACTAGCTGACAAGCTACAGCATAGATTAGCTACGACTGATGCTATGCTTAGTACTACAGCTAAACTTACAGACGAGGTAGCTGTTTGCTTGGCACGTATATATCAACGTGGTTTTTCTGTAGACCTTACTGTACTTGAAGATGTGCGTAAGGAGTTTGAGACTGAACGTGCTATGCTTGTTCAAAGTTTAGACAAACAGTGTCGTGATTTGATGGGAGACTATCCTATCAATCTCAACAGCCCAGAGCAGTTGTCGTGGGTTATCTACAGTCGTAAGCCTGATGACAAAGTTGTGTGGGGTAATCAGTTTGATCCCTATATGAATGACACAGACTATAAAGAAAATATGTCTAGGTACTCTAGCGTTGTGTACAAGAAGCAAGCCAAGCAGTGCAAGGTTTGTTACGGCAATGGTATGATACGTAAGACAAAGAAAGATGGTAAGCCTTTTGCTAAAC